TATACGGTCTTTAGGCGGCGCTATTGATATTGGTTCTTTCTTGGCTTGTTTCTTGATGTCCGCAGGCATAGTCTTTATCTTCTCTTTAAGATAATTCCCGGCCTGCTCTATGTTCATTGGTTTTTGATTATCCATTACTGTACCTCTGAGCTCTTCCTACCACCGAATCCCTCGCCTTGTGTGGTAGACTCTGTTTTCTCTTCTTCTTTGGGTTCTTCTTTTTCTTTATCCTTTTTTGCCATCGTCTTTTCCCTTTGTAAGTTCGCCCTTAATTAAGTCAAGACTTACCTCTATATCACCGTTACCATACTTGCTTACACCCACAACCTTATACTCTACAAGCATGGTGCCGGTATCATCTACCTTTGCGCTTTTAAGCCCAGGTAGTGCATTTTGCTTAACTGTTATAGATGGATACCAAGGTGTTTTTTCTTGTACTTCCATGCTGCTACTATTCTTCACTAATGATTTCATCTCTTTCTCCTCTTAGCTGGCTGGCCTTTCCCTCTGCCGCTACCATCAAATCTTCTCTTACCACCGCAACTGCCTCTTCCTCTGGCCATGTCTATCTCCTTTTTTTGTCCTTTTCAGGTTTAGTTAACAACATACCTAATACTATTATTGTGTTCATACAAGCCCTTAGATAATAAGCGTCTTGTATAGGGTCATCCATTATAGGCCTTGCTAATTTTATCAATACCTCTTCTCTGAAAGCCTCAAACTCTTCCTTATACTTTTTGAACTTGGGGTCATCTAAGCACTCAGCCGCCTGCTTGGTCAGGTTCTCTATCCTGGTGGCTATATCTTTTTTGTCTTGTTCTTTTGATTCTATCTCTTCTTTGCTTAATGGGGCATAGGGGTTACGCATTTTTTTCTTGCTCCTTTTGTACTTTAGGGTCTACTGGCGTTACTAATTGACTCTGCAAATCTGCCACGACCGCTAGTAACTGTTCAGGATTAAGTTCAGGCTCTACGCCTGTGGTCTTTGATTCCTCTAATACCTTATTGGCATATAAGACTACACCATTAAGCGCGGCCTCAAGCTGTAGTTTCTTGAAGTCTTCCATTGATGGGATTACCTTAAGTGCGGCATTTTTCCACTTCTTTGACCAACCCTCAACCAATGTCTTTAATAGGAAATGCACCGCATTTGGATTCTTGGCTACTAAAGGCTCCTGTCTTAATGTTTGATACAACGATAAATCAAGCACCTTTTCATTGACCTTGTCCTCAACGAAAGCGAACGCCTGGGCTTGAATATTTGTCCTGGCTACCATTTCGTTTCGCTCTAATGTAGCAAAGGGGTTATCACCTACTACTCTTTCAGGCCTTGGCGCATATGCCTTACCTTGCTTGGACATTTGGAAATACATCGCTAATAGTATATATCCTATTTCGTTGAATGACGGCAACAGGTGCTTAACATAATCCATCACACCTCTGCCTGATTGCTGTAATAGCGCCATAGTCTTGCGCGCTGGGGCATTGGGGTCAAATGGGCTCTCTGCACCGCTCATAAGGCTTGACACACGGCTTACCTGGTCATCACCCAACACTAAATACTGCATAAGGTTCAATAGACCGCCTATATCTGCCGGCTTTATATACTTTTGGAGGAAGTCTATTGACCCAATCTTTGCCTTAATGGGTATCCCATGAGCAAATCTCTTCTCAAGGAACTGCGCTTCTACATCTGGGTCATCTGTTATTGGGGTTACAGTATTGTCTATGTACGCTGTTTCAAGGGTCATATTGAGGATAGCGTTCTCGGCTAAGTTGCTGTCTGTCAGGTCTTCGGCTACTCCCGGTTGGTATATCCCTGTCTTCTTCTTCTTGATGTAAAATGGTATATAGCAACACGCCACCGCATAGTGCGGATACAGGGTTGAGCCTATAACTACTTTCTTCTCTTCGTGTATCCAGCATACTATCTTGATTTCTTTATCGCTCTTTTCGTCCATTCTGAAATAGTATGTACACTTTAGGATATCAAAGTCTAACGTCTCAAAGTTCTCCGGGCGCTTGCCTGTCTTGTCCTCTGCGAGCTTATCTATATCATAGAACTTGCCTGCTTCCTCTTCTTTCTTGAGCTCCCAATATGTAAAGTTCTCCACTACCGCGATTAACCTTGTAGTCTTGAGGCCTTCATATCCATCGGTTTTTAACCTGACATATACGTTCTTGATGTCATGATATTTAGGCCTCGGGTCGTTATATATCGTCTCTTTGTAATTAGCCACAAACTCTATGTCTTTGCCTTCAGCCAATTGCTTAACATATCCTGGGTAGTCCTGGGCTGCTTCTGGCCAGTTGCTTAAAAATTCTTCTAATCCTCTGCTTACCATTATTGGTTGACCATCAGGGTCTTGCACCTGCTCCATCTTGGCTTCATAAGACTCTTCTCTTCTGCGATCCTCACGCTTGATATCGTAATATACCTCCAGCCAACCTGTGCCTTTGACTGCGGCAGAGTGGAATACCAAATCTAATTCAGGGATAAATGGTAAGTTATCAAGCTTGTAATCTAAGAAGTCCTGCTGTTTAGCGCATACCTCTATATTGCCTTTGCCGAACTCCGGCCTTGCTGTTACCGCGAACATAGGGTCTGACTCAAAGAATGCCTCTGAACATGATGTAACTATATTGTCTATCTTGACCTTGGTTATGTTACGGTTTAAGTTAAACTGCGCTAGGTCATCTTCTACGGCCTTGCCCTCATACTGATTATCTAATGTATCCCATTTCTTTTCAAGCTGGTCTTGGTCACGCTCTGTCTGGATAGCCTTCTTTTCGGCTCTTATCTCTTTGATTAAACGATCCTTCTGCTCTTGAGAGAGTTCCAGCGTTTCCATGTATACTGGTATACCTAATTCCTCTTTCTTCTTATCTGATGCGCTCTTGGGTTCCTTCTCAAACTCAACCTCTTTCAGGATTTCTTCTTTTGCCATAACCTAAATTCCTTTTCTGTTTTGTTGCGCTTTGTATGGTTACACTTAGCACAAGCAATATCCAAATTGCTGTATTCATTAAAAGCCTCTCTTGTGCCTTCGCTCTGCAATGAGTGCTTTTTGCCTTGCATGCGTGTCTTTTGTATTAATAGCTTTATAGGGATACTGGTTGCGAACATAAGAACAAATGGCTCTACAAATTACCAACCCATCGTCATAACCAGTCTGAGCTTCAACTTTTGTTACCTTGCCTTCTTTGTCCTTTTTTATGATAAATGTCCGGCACTCTGATATAATCTCTTTTGAGTATAGCATTGTAGAGTTAAACCTTATCTCCTCTGCGAACTGAGCCAGCATTGATGGCCGGGTGACCGATGTAGTGTTGAAGCCTAGTTCATCTGTGGGCGCTTCTATGCCGTCCTTGGTGATCACCTTGCGATAGATATTGCCATAGCTGGCATTGATTAGCTGATTTACCTGATATCCGTATCCCTTGCTTTCCTGGGCTATCAGGGCTTGATTGAAGAAATTGCCTAATGCTATCTCTATCTGGGCCAAGTCCTCAGGGGTTATCTGACCTACGACCTGTGCTGCGGTAGAGTTCAAGCGCTTATTCAATACCACTACGGCTGCCTCATCACCTGATCCTGTGGCCTCTGATGCGTCACCTGCTACAATATATTGCTCTCCGGCCTGGGGGCGCTCAAATAGCTGTATCCTGCCATGCTTGAGGTCTCTCCATTCCCATTTAAGGTTCTGGAAGAATATCTCACCCTGGGCTATGGGGCGCTTCTCTATTTGTTTGTCTAAGCCTTTACGATCGAAGAATAGGTCTCCGCTCATAGAGAATGCCTCCTGCCATGTTGCCGGGTATTCCCTCTTAAATACATTCAAATCGCCCTGACAACCGTTCACAATCTTGTATCTACGCCAGTTTAACTGCTCATCTGAAAGCTTAAATTCGGCCTGAAGTTCCATTTCTTCCTGCTCAAAGGCCTGAAGCGAGGTATCTGCGTCAAAAATAACGCCCTCAAGGGGGTACAGTGCCCCGTTCTGCAGAGGCATCGAGTATTCATCCATCTCAAACCAGGGGAAGAACATAGGTATCCATGATGTCTTGCCTTCAATA